TACACTATCTAACACAGGTGTAACAGCAGGTACATACACAAAGGTAACTGTTGATGCTAAGGGTAGAACAACTAGCGCAACTAATGCAACAACTAGCGACATTGCAGAAGGTACTAATTTATATTATACCAATGCAAGAGCAAGTGCAGCAGCACCAGTACAAAGTGTATTCGGACGCACTGGCGCAGTTACACTACAGTCAAGTGATGTAACTGGTGCATTAACTTATACTCCGGAAAATGCAGCAAACAAAGGTGTTGCAAATGGATATGCAAGTTTAGATAGCACTGGTAAGGTACCGGCAGCGCAGCTACCTAGCTTTGTGGATGATGTAGTCGAATACATCAACACAGGTAGTTTCCCAGGAACAGGCGAAACAGGTAAGATTTATGTAGCACTAGACACTAACAAGACATACAGATGGTCCGGCTCTAGTTATATCGAAATCAGTTCAAGCCCTGGCACAACAGATGCAGTACCAGAAGGCGGCACTAACTTATACTTCACGACTACACGTGCACGTAATGCAATTAGTGTAAGCGGCAGTTTAAGCTATAACCCAACAACCGGTGTTATTAGTTATACAACTCCTACATACACTACTTCTAGTATTGCAGAAGGCAGTAACTTATACTACACAGATGCACGTGCAAGAGCAGCACTAAGCGCAGGCACCGGTATTAGCTACAACAATACAACTGGTGTTATCACTAACTTATTATCTACAGGCGGTGGCAGTATTGGTGGCAGTATTGCAATTACAGGCGATATCACTGCTACTGGCGAAGTAACAGCATACTACTCTGATGCTCGACTAAAGACTAATGTTGCACCTATTGAAAATGCACTAGACAAAGTAGAAGCAATTAGAGGTGTTACATTTGATCCTAATGAAACTGCACTAGCATTAGGCGTCGACAACACGCCGCAAGTTGGTGTCATTGCACAAGAAATTGAAGCAGTGTTACCGCAGCTAGTAACAGACAGCGCATATGAAGGTTATAAGACTGTTAAGTACGACAAACTAACTGCATTGCTAATTGAAGCAGTTAAGGAACTAAGTGCTAAGGTAAAAGATCTAGAGTCAAAACTAAACAAGGGCTAATGCCCTTGTTTATTAAGATATAGTGTGATTGTAACAAGCTAAGAAGTTGCTTTGCCATCTTCTTAGCTTTTTTATCCAGTACTCTGCCATAATTGAATACTCGTCGTCGTTCAAGTATTCCTTGCACATTTTAAGATCAGACTCGCAAGCATCTATAAATTCCTTGCAGTACTGTTTGTCTTGTATTAATTGCCCTAATAAATTGTTAGGAGTTTCTTTAGCAAGACAATGCCTTGTTTCTAAATACCAACGTTCTAAATAAGGTACAGTTTCGCTGTAGATTGCATTTAAGTACGGATTGAAGAATTTAGGGTGCCAAGCCGCAATTAGCTCAAAACTCTTTTGTACTTTAAATTCCTGCTTCTTTATTGTTTCAGGAAACCTTATTATTGTTGCTGGCATAATTGTGTTCTATGTATTCTACTAGTGCTGACAATTTAGTTTTAAATGTCTTGCTAAGTAAAAATCCTTTCGCTCCGTTGTGCAAGGGCCTTGGCCAAAACCCAGGTTCTATCCAGGCGTATCCTGCGCTCTCTGTATTTAATTCCGGAATAAATTCGTCGTTTACTAAACAGCAAAAGCTATTGTATTCGAATTCTCCGTCCTTGCTACTATATTTATGAAGAGGATAAATCTTTTTAATTTCTGGAACATTGCCCATTTCCTCTTTAATTTCTCGGAGTAAGGTCTCTATAGGGCGTTCGTTCTTTTCTTGTTTCCCGCCCCATAAACTCCAAGTCAAAGGATAGCTAGCACGTTTAGAACGCAACTGTATAAGAATACGTTTTGTTTTAATACTAAAGAATAGCGTTCCGCTAGCACTTACTTTCACAGATATAGTCTCCAATAGCCAGGATTGTAAACGCCTTGATAAGCATCTACCCACTCGGTTCCTGTCCATTGGTATTTAACCATAGTGTTAGCATTAGTCACAAATTGTGTTGCAGTGCTAGTATGAGAAAACGCAACAAACCATTGTTCACCGTCGTACTCTATAATGTCATTGGCGCTAGCAGTCACATCCCATAACCCGTCCGCAGGACAATCTTCTACTAGCAAGTAACGCTGACCACTAGCAGCAGGAGGAAGTATCCCTGATCCTGGATGCGACTTAGTAGGATTGATTACACCTATGACCATCGGCAATGTATCAGCAGGCATAGTAGCAGTGTCTACAGTAAAAATAAGTTCGTTATCGTTATCGGGGTCGTGCTCGATTAAGCCGACAATATCGTCATTTGCGTACTCTATGTCATCGCTTCTGCGTAAGCGTATTTGACTAATGCCTGGCTTGATTTGCCCGAACTGTTTAAGCTCTGTAACCCAGCTTAGTTCTCCGCCGTTAGCATCATCGTGAGTAGTGCCTCTATCGTTTAACAGCTTGATGCGATTGCCTTCTACATCTACTTTTCTATCCTCGTAAGTAATAACCATAAAGGATGTAGTTTCTTTAGGAACTTCGTCAAATGGCATATCGCTTAACGGAGTCTCTAGGGTATCCACAGTGTGGATATTAGTCATAATGTTATAAATTAAGACCTGGCGTTTGACTTTAGCAGGAGGAGTAATCCATATAGGCATATTAAACTTCCAGCTGGTAATATCAATGCTAGCGTCAGGGCCCTGAGGAATAGATCTGCTGGAATATGTTAAGTCGGATAGCTCTACATATGTAGGAGCAGTCCAGTCAAACGCATTGCAGCTACTTCTAATATTAACACTGGGGTTGAACATAATAGCAATCTGCTCTATTAACTGGAACTTTTGATCAGTGTTGCTAGTCCATACATCTACGCTAAACTTTAAGTCGTAAGGGACAGGCATATGGCGCTCGATAGTATAAGTATCACCGGTTCCGTCTGTGTATTTGCCAGTTTCCTTGTCGTACTTGCGTTCGTATACCTGTACTTTATCCTGGTATGTAGGGTTAGCTCTGCGGCTTGCGTTAATGGACATATTCTCTATGTAACAACTAATAGCAGGCACAGTGTTCATAAAGTTTTCTGTATTGTTGCGAAGGATGTGACTTGCCATACGGCTTGCATCTCCGTAGCGTACAGGAACACGCTGGAACGTATCAATTCCATTCTTGTCTTTGCCCATATAAACATTTAATCCGCTAAACAAGCGAATAAATTGTTCAATGTGTCTGCGTATTTGTTGATCGTAAAAGAAGTCCATAATTAATTGTCCGTTTTAGGTTTGATAACTTTGCTCAATGGTTGACGTTCATCAAACTCCTTACCGCCGACTACAGTAGTATTACTGTTATTAACAAAAGTTGCGCCGTTGATAGTCTTAGTTGCCCAAGTGTTTTGATCTATGTTATCGTACAAGCGATGCCATCTATTGTCTCTGTACTCGAACAGACGATGCGGCACAAAGTCTGTGCGTATAAACTTGTCACCTAGTCGAGGTGTACTAGGAAAAGTTTCTCCTTCTGGAATGTCTGCACCGTAGTTATAGACAAATGTTTCAGGATCGTAGTTAGCAAGATGAGCAGTACAACTAGCACCAGTAGGGTCATTTTCTTCAGCAGCCGCAACAATAGCGTCAGTAATGTTAAGTGCAGTTTGCAATGAAGTTTGAGTATCCTTGATAGTGGTACCATCGTCATTCTCGAGCTCGAGGATTTGTTTAAATTCTTGTGTATCTTCTAGTGGCACACATTTAACACGCCAAATATGTGGATACCAAGTCGGGGTATAACCTTCCGAAGCACGACTCGCATCTTGCACAACGTAAAATTTACGACTAGGTGCTTTTGATTCATCTAGTCCCATATCGTCACGCAAGTGCTGTAATTCTAGCACATCACCACTCATTAATTTGCGCCCGATACGCTCTACCATTTCATTTAAATGGAAAGTAATGTAAACTGTATCAGTCTGCAAGAATAAACCAAACTGACTTAGATCGAAATCGTGATCACTAACTTGATAGTGCCCTTTAATTTCGTATACATCTGGGTCGTATTTACGATCACGGTTTTCTAAAAACGTCAAGTCTTGAATAGTTATTTCTGTCAATTCGTCAGGATTTACTACCCCGTCTGCTTCTACTGGCCCGGTGTATTTGTGAATGAAGATACCTGTACCGCCTATTTCGAACTGTTCTCTTACAGTGCGGTCAAGGAAGTAATAGTCTTTGCTTTTATAATTTTTCCATAGCGATAAACGAGCCATAAGAATAATCCTTTTTATAGTGTATTTACCTTACTAAATACGGCTATGTATTTTTACAAGATATTACAGGATTGGGGAAATTACCCATTAATAGACACTACCGACCCTGAGATTCTATTCGGAACTAAGCGTGATATCATCAATTTACCCGTTAATGTATTAAGCCTCCCTGTAGTAAATGGAATAAATGCCCTGGGGTTAACTGTAAAGGAAGTGCAGATATTTGTTTCTCCTCCCGGATTAAAAATGGCATTACATACAGACGGAGATTCGATAGATAATGGATTGTATGCAATTAACTGGATAATAGGAAAATCTAAAACCTGGGTAATGGAATGGTTTTCTTTAATAAACAAAACAGATACATTGTCTTATAACAAAATAGATAGAAAATTTATAGAATATACAGAAGATGAATGCAAGCTAGAGTATTCTAAATACTGGAATGGGCCTGCTATAGTTAATATATCTGCTCCGCACAGGATTATTAATGTGTCTGCACAGTGTAGGATTTGCGTAAGCATTCGTCTGAACGAAGCCAACTTCTTGTCGAAATTTGCTCAATAAATCCAAAAGTGCTATAATACTAGTATAGTAAGCAACAACGGGCATCAGATGAACAACTATCCCAAGAGCTTTTATCAAGTGTTTGAGTGCAGTGATGCAAGCGATCCTTGGAGCTACGACAAATCTAAAGTGTTGTTTGAGCACGACAACCTGGCCTGGGCACATTCTTTTGCTTATGACGAGTGGAAAAAAGATAATACTAAAGTATACACTATTATCCAGCCCTATGACGGCAGTTGCCGCGGCGGCTATGGCTTCCCTGAAGAATGAGTCAAAATTTGCTCAATAAATCCAAAAGTGCTATAATACATTCATAGCGTAACAAAACAGGAGAACGCAATGGGTTTCGAAACTGTAGTGTTGAACAAAGTTGAAAAAATTCTTAAAAATGACAACGCCGCTAGCTTCTTCTGCGGTACGTTGAGTGTCATTTGCTCCGAAGCAGAAGCAAAGAAGGTGCTTGCTCGTCTGAACAAAGACTACAGCAACAAAGTCCAAATGAGCCGCGATGGCTCTTATGGCTACCTATTTGACTTTATTGCCTAATTGACTATATAATAGCAAACTCATAGCAAGGAAACAGTATGGCAACTCGTAAAGCATCAGTAGAAGGTCAAATTATCAACCGCGGCTCAGACGCTAAATTTACAGGTGATGAACCAGTCTGGGTTCAAGGTAACACTTACGGCCAAGTAGATGCAATGCGAGCCTTTAACTGGTATAATTATCTGTACGGAGCAGATAAGGCGCAAGAGTTTATCGTATACTGGCTTAACTCTAAGCCCAAGCGCCGAGACCTTGCTAAGAAGTTTAAGAGTCAAAAGAAGCTAGACATCTCCTCTACTTACGGCTGGCTAGCTCGTATGATTACTATGGGGTATCCTGCTTCTTATCGCGAAATGAAAAAGCTAGCAAAAGCGATTCGTGAGGCCGAAGCCTCCATTGTTGCCGACACTGAGCCTAAGATTAAGACTCCGGAACAAGTAGTGCAAAAGCCTACGATCCAGGATTTCTTGCGTGAGAAGACTGCTGAAACGCTAGGCGAACTAGAAGGCCGCTTTGACGATTTTGTAGCAGACACTAACGTTAAAGCCAATGCCTTTGCACTGCTCAAAGAACGCAACACGCCGCAGGCACAAGTGGGCAAGATTGTTGACTTTGCTAACAAGCGTATTGCCGAGTTCACTGAAGTGCAAAACACCGATGACAAAGAACTCAAGGAAGCGTACTCTAACTTTAGTAAAGTTAAGCTCAAGGCTGTAATCAAGTTCTTTGAGTCCGTAGTTGCAGATTGCCAAAGCTATGTTACTACTAAGAAGGCAGTTAAGAAGCCACGCAAAGCTAAGGCTAAGAGTGTCGAGAAGATTGTGTCCAAGGTCAAGTATATGAAGGCGGATACAGGCCTGCAGGTTACTAGCGTTAACCCTGCACAAATGATCGGAGCAACAGAAGTGTGGGTGTTCAACACTAAAACACGCAAGCTAGGCAAGTATATTGCAGATGCTACCTTGGGTCCGATTGGTGTTAAAGGTACTAGCCTGACTGGATTTGACGAAGCTAAGAGTGTTGCTAAGACTCTGCGTAAGCCAGCAGAACAGCTAAAAGCTCTGCTAACTGCGGGCAAGATCCAAATCCGTAAGTTTATGGACGGGATCAATGCAGTAGAAGTCAAGCTAACAGGCCGCTTGAACGAAGACACTCTAATTGTTAAAGTAGTCAAGTAAGCAGACTAGGTCTCTAGTTGCTATAAATACAGTTATTAGGAAACTGTTATGGCAGCTAGAGACGATTTAATTAAAAGCATCGAGCGCTCACTAGGCGCAAGTATGGTCGACGTTGAGTTAGACCCCGAAGATTATAACCAGGCTATTGATATTGCGTTAGGCAAGATTAGACAGCGTAGTTCTAGAAGTGTGGAAGAGGCGTTCGTTGTTCTAAATCTAATAGAAGGACAAAGCGAATACCAACTACCAAAAGAGATACAAGAAGTTAGAGTATTGTATCGTCGTGTAGCGGGCGGTATTGCTAGTGCTGGCCAAGACATTGAACCGTTCGAAGCAGGCTTCTTAAACACCTACTTGCTACAAAGCCACAAAATGGGCGGCTTACTAACATTTGAATTGTACAGTAGTTACCGCGAAACACTAGGTAAAATGTTTGGCGCACACGTACAATTTACTTGGCTACCACAAAGCCGCAAGCTAACTATACACAGGAACGTTCGTGCAGAGGACAGTGTTATTATGCACGTTTATATGATCCGTCCTGACAACAGCCTTATCGAGGACACTTATGCAGGTCCTTGGATTAGGGCATATGCACTAGCGCAAGCTAAATTAATTCTTGGACAAGCACGTAGCAAGTTTAGCCAAATTGCAGGCCCTAGCGGCGGTGCACAGCTAAACGGTGCTAACTTGATACAAGAAGCAAACGCAGACATTGAAAAGCTAGAAGAAGAATTAAAGAACTATATCGAAGGTGGTACAGGCTATACCTTTGTTATAGGTTAATTCCGATTGACTTTTAACTGGGCCCTATGCTAAATTAGTGCATAGGGCTTTTTTTATGAAAATATACTTAGACATTGACGACGTAATTGCAGATTGGATGGGATATGCCAGAGCATACCTTAGAGAACCAAACTGGAAAGAGGGCGAGATCTTGCCGGACACTACCTGGCGTAGACTTAAAGACGACCCTAGGATGTACAGCAAACTTCCGTTAAAAGAAGGTGCACTAGAGTTAGTTAACTATTGTCGTGCCTTGCTCCGTGATGAGAAGATAGACGGGCTTTACTTCTTGACTGCTATCCCGCACAAAAATGATATGCCCTGGGCAGTACAAGATAAAGTACTCTGGGGACAGCAACACTTCCCTGATATTCCTGTATTCATCGGACCGTTCAGTAACCAAAAGTGGATGCACTGCCGCCCCGGCGACATTCTAATCGACGACAGGACAGTCAACTGCGAAGAATGGATTAATGCAAAAGGTCGAGCTCACGTGTACCGTAGTTGGACAGCTTGCAAGCCTTGGTTAGAGGAACAGTTCTCGTGAGAATATCAGCAGTCTATGCACTAGCAGTTCACGCACCTATTAGCATATTTGCTATAGTAAGTGCATATATGCTTGGCATCGACTTGGCTACTTTCTTAGTTAGCGTATTTTTAATCCAGACTGTAGGAATTAGTGTAGGCTTCCACAGATACTTTTCCCATAATGGCTTCAAGACAAGTGTGCCGTTGAAAATTATTATGGGATATTTGGGCACATTAGCAATAATCGGCGGCCCTATTAGCTGGAGCCTAGTGCATAGGCAGCATCACAAGCACAGTGATACTGATTTAGATCCGCACAGTCCCAAGCACGGATTCATCCATTCTGCATATTCTTGGGTCTAT